GTTAAGTACCCTAAACTTGTTATTTGAGTTGAAGAAGATATTATGTTACTTGGTAATTGTGCTGATGAGGAGATTATTCCTGCCTCTAGAGCTGCTACCCTAGCATTAGTTAAAGTATAGCTCCCTCCACCACTACCGAAGCCGGTTGCTGCTGCTGAAGCAGAAGTTAAGTACCCTAAGGTGGATATTTGAGCGGATGATGATACAGTACCTGCCGTTGAAGAATTTATATTTATTGCATTCCCAGATCCGTCAATCGTTGCTGATGCTACTGTGGAAACTATTGATCCTGTAGAGTCAATGAAGTCTATAGAGGATGTACCTATTACCAGATTACCTATTTTAATACCGTTATTAACACTTGTCAGCTTAGAGATTACTACTCCGTCTTTAACGAAGTTTAATGATGCTGTTGTTATGTATAGGTCTCTAAATGGATCACTTGCTGATCCTAAATCATATGTACCGTTATTACTTCCATCAGATTGAGGAAGTATATGGCCTGTTATGAATTGATTTCCACTAAAGTGATTAGATCCTGTAGTAGCATATGACCCTGTCTTAGCATTAAGATCAGAAACAGCAGCCGTTGAAGAGGTTACATACCCTAATGTCGAGATTTGGGCTGAAGATGAAATTGTACCGGCTGCTACGTCTGTTATAAATCCTAAACTAGTTACTTGTGTGGATGATGATAATATACCAGAAGGTAGTTGTATCGATGATGATACTATCCCGCTAGGTAGTTGAGCAGATGAAGAAACTGTACCTGCTGGTGTTGTTGTCAAGTACGAACTTGTTGCTGCTTGTAAAGCATTAACTTGAGTTTGTATTGAACCTGTAAATGTATTGAGGGATCCTGAATGTGTATTTAAAGGACCTAAGGATGCAGAAGTATTTACACCGGCTTCTAATGAGCCAATACGGGCCATAACATCAGTACCGTTAAACGTAAGTTGTGAACCGGTTATATTAAATGAACCGGATACAGATACTCCTGTTCCGCTTGGTCTAATACTCGATTCATTGGAACCGCTTCTAAATATTAATGAACCGGATAATTCGGTTATAAACTGTTGTGACATGTATGCTCTTTTATTTTAAGCATAACCTTTGTGTAACTCTCTTATATAAATATCACTTTTATAGTTTACCTTCTGTTTCTAAACCAAATTTTACTGAAGATTTAGAGAAAAATTTACTTGCATTAAATGTCTGTGCATTAATACTATCAGGAACTAGGTGTCCTAAAAGGTTTATCTGGAAATCTGTCTTATTAATACGTTCGTTTCCTTGAGAAACTTCTGTAACTGTATTATACGAATCGATCATTGCTCTAAAACTAAATCTATTAGGTTCTCCCCAATATGCATCTGAGGCATAGTTGACTGATTCTATTATTTTATTGTTTTGTTCTAAGTAGTCTGTAAATATAATACAAGAGTATGTAATATTAACATAATCAGGTATAGATACTGCATAGTATTCTTTTTCAGGTACTCTATTATTTAGTATGTCAAACTTATCATATACGTTTTTTTTACTAAATTTCTTTTCAAAGATACCGTAGTTATGTGGACTGTTACCGTCTAGCTTATTACCGAGTGATCTATTTTTTTCTATACTGTCTCTCTTAAACATAATGATAGGTGCTTGCATCTTACCATTTTTATCTCTATAGAAACCGTCTTTTTGTACTGAAGCCCATCTTTCTGGTGATCCGTACACTAGTGGTACATTTAAAGTTTTACCGTTTTGAACTACTGAAGGTCTAATTACTTCGTTAAAGTAGTAGTGGATAGCTTCATCTATATCTTTTACGCCTATAGTAAAGTTTCTAACCTTATCGTTATCTCTTCTTATTTGATTCTCTCTATTCTTAGCTGTACTTAAAGGAGCTTTATCTTGAATAGGAGAATCAGTATCTGGGTTCTTATAGTTTGATATAAGATCTTGGGATAACTGTTCTTGTGATTTAGGTGTTGGTTTATTTCCAGCCATAATTATCTAATTTCATCTATTCCTAATCTATCTCCTCTTGTTAAATGACAATCAGCTATAATAGATAATGAAGATCCGAATCCACTAGTACTGTTAGTTAGGTTATAACTACTGTCTCTTCCTAAGAATAACTGGTTCTCTCTAACTGTATCTACTTCATAATAGTCATTGTGCCAAGCAATAATATCGCCTATCTCCGGCACTACTATAGAGTCTGTTAAATCAGGTCTTAAAAAAGCAAAAGATGCTTCTCTCCCTAAATCAGGGCCGAACTCTTGGATATCTACTACTTGATCACCTCTAGTAATTAAACAATTAAGTTTAACTGCATTGTTATAAAATTTTTCAAGTGCTTCTCCGTATATATTAGCTTGAGTATCTTCTAAAGATAACTTATAGTACAGAATTTCTTGTTCTATAATATCAGCTAGTACTTCTCTATTGATGTTGACTAGTAAATCGAAATCTCTGTTGGATCCAAATAGCATTATTTTTCTTCTATTGTGTTATCACCTATCTCTACATCTTTGACTGGTGGGTATTTACTTATTGCATTTTGTTTTAGTGCTTGAAAAGCTTCTTGACCTTGTTTTTGAGTAATTAACTTTACCTTAAGAGTAACTTTACTAGTTTCTTCATCTGTACTTGCTATTGTAACTGTAGTAACACCTGGTAATGCTCTTATTAGATCTCCTATTTCATTGGCATCGCTATCTTCATAAACGATTTGTACCATACCTTCGTATGTCATGAATTCTACTTCTGATAGTATTTGTGTTAACTTCATTACCCTATATAAATTACATTAGGTATATCGTTTTGGATAGTCCTTAAGTTATCTGACTCGCTAGCTCTTCTTTCTAGTTGAGATTGTCTAGAAGTTTGTTCTAACATCTCTCTTAAATTCTCTACCAATGCATCTTTTTCTGACCTTGCATCTGCAAGTAAATCACTCTGGTTTAATGTAGCTTCAGACCCAGGAACTGGTATGGTTTGATATTTTCCTCTTACATATGCTAATAACTCTTTTGCTAATGCTAAACTATACTTGAATACCCATTGTCTACCGACACTATTAAATTGTGAGTATACAGGATTGGTATATGGTACTTCTCCTACATTAGTAATTAGGTCTCTAGCTGTATTTGGGGTGACATTCCTTTTATCATCTACCCTATAGTACTCAAATCTTAAATTATGAGCTAAAGTAGGGACTGGGAATAATGTAAGGTTGTTATTAATTAATTTAAATGAATAGGCTGATCTTCTTATTTGATCATTAAATTCAATTGCTTGTACTTTAAGTATATCATATGAAGCCGGCATTAATAAGAAGTTAACTCCTGGACTAAATGATCCAAAATCAAAAGCATCCATTAATGACTGTACTCCTGTACCTGTTCCTGCATAAGGATCGAAGTAGCGCATGATAGCTGGTGGAGCTTCATAAAAAACTCTTCTTACTTCAATACTACCTGTAATTCCTGCTGAGGTTGCCCAAGCATCCATATTGTACTCTTGTACAGAGGCTGATACTTTTAGAGATCCTGTATACATTGTTACATTACCTCCTACTTCTGCTTCTACCCCGTAAGAATCGCCTATACCTACTACTCTTTCAAGTGTTGGTTCAACTAATTGATTATTTAATGCACTGCCTGTAGTGCTTCCTTCAAGACTTAAGTAGTTCTCTCTAATTTTATATTGAAATACTTCATTTCCGTAAGTAGTTACTGCTTCTTCAAAGCATGCAAAAAAAGATCCTGATTGTAGTTCGACATCCATTAGAGGAAATCCTAATCTGGTTCCACAAAATTTAGATACTTTAACTGCATCAGATTGAAAATCTGTATCTGCATCGTAGAATCCAAATGGAGTCATTCCAACTGCAAATGTTGCACTACCGTCCCATATTGATACATTAGCCATTTAATAAAGTTTATTATAAATAGTGATTAATCTCTGAAGGTTTGATATACTTGTAGAATAGGTGAAACTATAGTATGTCTATGGTTTAACTGTAGACTATGGGTAGCAAAACCTTCTACTTGTTCTTCTATCCTAGCTAAAAAAGAAAATCCTGTTTCCCTCTTATCTTTTAGATCTATTTGAGCCATATCTCCACATATAACCATTTTAGAATTTTTTCCTAGACGTCCTATTACTGTTTCCATTTGGTTATGGGTAACATTTTGAGCTTCATCTACTATTACAAGAGAGTTTAAAAATGTTCTACCTCTTAAGAAAGCAAATGGAACTATTTCGATTGTTTCATCGTCTAATAGCTTCTGTACTTTTTCTTTACTGTACAACATAAATAAATTGTGATAAATTGGTGCTAACCAAGGGTCCATCTTCTCCTTAATGTTTCCTGGTAAGAACCCTATATCTTCTTTAGACACCGTAGGTCTTGTGATAACAACCTTATCTATCTGTTTAGTAAATAATAGGTCTAATGCTACCTGTGTTGCAACTAAAGTTTTACCTGAACCTGCCATTCCTTTTAAAACTGTTATAGGATATTGAAGTATCTTTGCTTTAGCTTCTTTTTGTTCGTCATTTAATTGAACGTTAAACTTAATAGGTCTTTTAGGTCTCTTCTTTTGAACGAATACATCGTCCGTATGGTGTTTTGAAGGCATGTATAATAACGTTTTAGTTTGTTATTATAAATATCCGAACTATATACT